TACTGCTTTGAATCAAAAATGATCTGTATAGCGTTATTTTCTAAGAATTACCCTCATTCTACCAGCCGCAAACCCGCGTGGTTGCGATGGGTGGTTTCAAATCTTAGAAAGCAAAACAGGCCGCTGGCGCATCAAAAACAGCACGGCAATATCAACACCCCACCCACCCAAAAATAACCGCACACACGCCGATCTGTACGGTCAGTCTTGCGGCTCCGGGCCTTCGCCCCACTTGTGTGTTTTGAGTGGCACGAAGTCGGTGCAATGTTCGCCGACTTGCGGCGACTGGTAATGCCGTCCCCAGCCGACGAGCGGCACTGGCACGTTGAAATCGCTTTTTTGGCATTTCGTGACGAGCACGCACGCCCAGCCGTGGCAGATGTTGACGACGGGCCTCATTTTGCTGCCAGCAGGTCACTCTTGACCTGGCTGCCGTGACTACTACCAAAGTAATAGTTGAGCACCGCGCCGAATCCTGCCGACAGCGCGCCGAGCAGGATGAGCAGCGATTGCTGGTCGCTGACTTTCAGCACGTCGAGCATCATGGATACCAGGATGCCGAAGAATCCCGCCACGATCACCAGCGCCAGCACACCCGGCACCCATGAGCCGGTGGTCATCTGCATCTTGCGGGCGCTGTCGCGGTCGGCGGCATCGATGCGCTCAAGGTCGATCTTGTTTTGCTCGATAAAGCGCCGGAAGTCGATTTCCGCCAGCTTGATCGAGGCGATCTGGTCGGCAGACATCTTGCCGCTGTTGAGTACATCGCTGACAGCTTCGACAGTCTTTTCCTGAATGCCGAGCTTGTCGGCAAGGAAGGCGGCAGCAGCGCCCCCGAGCGGGCCGCCCAGGGCAGTGCCGATCAGTGGTGCGAGTTCTTTTAGCCAGTTCATACAATCCCCTTTACATAAGTCGCTTTCTGCCCAGGCTTGAAGATCGCCGTCAGTACCATGCGCTCCGCTTCGTGGCCTTCTTCTGGGAAGGCGATATGCGTCCACGTGCCCTCGTAGATCAACTTCGACCAGCCGATTCCGGGATGCGCGATGATGCGCTGGCAGACTTCGCGCGGCGTGATGCCGGGCACATGGAAATCGGCAGCCAATCCCTTCAGGTGGTCGCTTTTACTGCTGCCGCCTACCGCCACATTCAGTGCAAAACCGCGATAGCCGCTGGTAATCAGCAACGGCAGCATGAACAGATGCCGCACGCGCTCCAATCCATGCGCCAGCGTGTGCAGGTTCGATAGCACCGTATGATCGACCGGCATGTTGTTGATGCCGTGGCGCAGCGCGTAATCGCTGGCGATCAGTTCTTCCAGCGTGACATGCTCGGTAAGGTTCATGGCCGGTATACCTTCGGTAATTGCGTGCGCAACAGTTCTGCGTTGTAGGAGGCTTCGCAGTGCGCCGCCTCCCAAAAGAACACGGCATCGATGAGGCGAATCAGAGGGGTGTTTTGAGTGCGCCAGGCGCGGGCGCTCAGGGTTTCATCGGCCATGCCGCCCGCCAAGGTGTTTGCTACTTGATCCAGCGCGATCAGCACCTGTTTCACGGGATCACCCAGATAGCCGCCTGGGCGGCGCCGGCCAGCATCAGCGCCTCACGTAGCTCATATTTGCTTGCCTGAATGACGGTGTTATCCGCCAATACCCAGTTCACCGTTGGCGCGGGGTCTTGTGGCAGGCCGTCAAGCGCAACGACGGCGCGCGCCATTCGGCCTTGCGAAGTCTCGTCGCCATCGAAGGTGTTACCGGATTGCGTCGTCACGGTAATAGCGGCAACCTGCGCTGTACGAGTAGCTTTCGCGGCATCTCGTATTTGCTCGGGAGTTTTGACGGGTTCGACATACTCAGCAATCGGCCCGAACTCCCCCGCTACGGCACGGGCAAACAAGTCGCGGCCATACTCATAGTCGTAAGTTGGACTCGCTCCGAAAGGCACAAAATCGTCGTCAAGTTCATCAAAATCAACATCCATAAAAACTATCGTGTGTGATACGTTTCCCCATTGGAGATTCTTGACTGCGTTAGCTGTTCTCATTATGCGATCCTTTGTAGAACTGCGGATGATCCGTCTAAAACAATGCCCCCAGTTATATTCCGCCATGTGCCGCTAACGGTAGCGCCGCAGTTATGTGCAGTTGATCCCCCCGCCCATGTTGCGAGGTTTGCCTTATTCGATCCAGAACCATTACTTCCGAGATGTATAGAACCCAAACCCAAGCTGGCATTTATGTCTGTCGACACCTTCCCCGCTAATGCAGTGTCTGTGGCGTAGTAGCTCCCATGCTGCCCGTCCAGTAAATCTGCATCCAGCCCACTGCCCGCGCCGGTGGCGATACTGCCCACCGTGATGAACTTCACGCCGTCCGAGTAGCAGATCGCCAGCTTGCCGGCGGCGAGGGCTTTCGTCGTCGCGCCATCAATCGTTTCGCTCCCGCTTGGGTCGATGGTGATGGTGCCTGCGCCGTTGTTCCAAACCGCAAAGGCGAAGCCATCGCCTAGCGTGGCGGCAGCGGTGAGCGAGAGGCTCCATGTGCCTGAGCAGTCGATCACCTTGCCCTTGTCGGCAGCGACCAGCGTGTAAGCGCCGGTCTTGGTCAGGCTGTCGTTGAGGATCGCGCCGAGGGCGGAAAGGGCGGCGACTTTATCGGTGCTGCTGGTGCCGAGCAGTTCGGAGATGAAGGTGCGCTGCGAGGTGATGGCCGTCTTGAATTGGCCTTCGGTAATGCCTGCGCCGGTGAAGTCCGATGAAGGGGGAAGGGTTGTCATGCTGTCTCCTTAATACATCCACATCTGCGTGGTGTCCGTGGCATCCCACATCAACGTGGTATCCACCGCGTTCCACATGTAATCGGCGAAGCCGCCGTAACCAATCGTTACCCACGGCCCGCGCGTCATGCCCACCGCCGCAATGCGCACGATGGTGGCATTGCCATAGATCGCAATGGCGGTGTAGTTGCTGCTCGACGGTTCGCCGGTGCGCGTCCAGGTCTCGCCGTCGCTCGATTGCTCGATCAGGTAGTGATCCGCGCCCGGTGCGGGCCGCCACGACAGCAGCATCTGTTCCGGTGCACCGACCTGACTCCATGCCGTCAAGCCTTCGATGACCGGGGCCGTCCAGCGCGTTTCAAGCTGGCTGTATTGGGCGGGCGCAGGCGTCAGGCCATCTTCGGCGGTATGCACGCTGGCGTCTTCGTTGACGCACTCGATCTCAACCTGCTCAAGCCCGCGCGGTCGCACCGCCAGCACGCGGGCCGGCTGCCGCCATGTTTCTCCGAGGCCGAAGACGACGTGTGTGCGTTCCTCGTTTCCGCCGACGTAGGGCGTGAAGACCGGGGCGCTGCCCAGCACCACCTGATGCGCTTCCGCGCCAGCGGTCACGGCAATCGGGCCGTCGATGCCGCCGTTGCGCTTGCGCAGGCCGACGTAATGCGTGCCGCTGCCCCAGACGGGCGGCTCGGTGAGCGTCAGCGTCAGGCTGCCGGCATCCCAGGCTGTCGCCTCGCTGCTCTGCCCCCAGGCGGGCATGTCATGGCTGATGGCGATGAGGTCGCCGAAGGAAGGAATGAATCCTTCCATGTCGGTGCTGAAGCGGATCAGCTTGCGGCGGTAGCGGTTGCAGGCGGATTCGTACATTCCTTCGCGGAAAGCCTGCGTGCGATCCGTCACCCCGAAATATTCGATTTTCACCGGCTTGCTGGCCGTGCTGCCCGTCAGCTTGGCCTGCACGCGGCGCTGTGCCCAGACGACATCATCGAAATAGCTGACTTCGACGGCATCGGCCTGCGCCTCGCTCGGGGTGAGGTATTGCACCTGGAAGCTGCCGCGCACGATGTTGCGCATCGAGAACAACGCCACCGGCGTGGTCTGCGCCTGGTCACGGCTGAAGCGGATGATGCCGCCCTGCATGAAGGGATACGCGCGGCCGGCACGGGCGATCTTCGTCAGGGCTTCCCAAAATGAAATCGTGCTGTCGAATCTCCCGTTGAACTCATCGCCACGGGCGGCCCAAATCGTATGCAGCGCCAGCAGGCCGTCGAGATCGACGCGGGTTTCGGCCAGCCCGGCACCCCATACGCTATCGGTGCAGGCATTCGCCAGCGCCCAGGCGATGCTGCTGGTGGCGAGGTTCGTGCCGAAAGCGGTGCCGCTCCAGGCCGGCAGCTTGCGCGTGCATATCACGTTGATCTTGCGCGAGGCTTGCGCCGACAGGTTGTTCGTCGCGCGCATGCGCAGGGCAATCAAAGTCACGTCGCCGAAGTCGCGCGTGCCGGGCAGGTAGGCGCGCAGGCCCGCCCAGGCGATGTCGTTGCCATAGCGGGAATCGGTGGACTTCGTGCTGGTACGCTTGACGCGCACTTCGTAGCGACCGG